TCTACCGTATATGTCTTAGGTGCTCCTTTAAATGCTCCGTTCCGGATTTCTCCAATATGACCATGCACACCGATTACATCCTTAGACACCCCACCAACAATTTTGACTCGATCCCCGAGTTTGTGTGCTTCGTCTAGAGACTCATCTAGATCCTTATCGTCCTCTGCGTACCCGCGCTTGACGCGAGCCTGGACTTCCTTCTGAGCAGCAAGCATCTGAGCTGTACGGCGACGATCTCGACGATACTCCGGAGATGCCTTGAGCTCCTTGCCATCACCCTTGCCCGTGTGGAGGTCTTCCAGGGAGGATTCCTTAACGCGAACCGGAGCCTTGTCCCAGTTGCCGCGGTAGTTCAGGATAGCCGATGCAACTTTACCCTTCTCAGCATCTCCGAGATTCATGACTTGCTTGAGTTCCGCATTAGTCTTCTCGTGATATGGATGCTCGGGGTGCGGCTTTTTCTTTTTGATGATACCCTCAGAAACACACTCTTCATCTATTTTTCGCAAGTTATCCGGATGAAATGTTGCAACCTTTCCTCTATATCTCCCGGAACGAATTTCATACTTATCACCCTCAACGTTTCGAAGAGCGGTGCTTCCTAACACAATTCCACCATCGGAGTGACGAATATCTTTCTTAGTTATGTGTGTCGATTTTCCTGGTAGATTTTGAGTAAGAGGATGTGCAGACTCATCCAGATCTTCCTCAGATTCATTTCTCTTGAGAACTCTAGATAGTCCGGAGGTGCGTCGTGCCATTATTCTTTTGGCGATATCTCCATACTCGGATTTGCTGTATTTCTTAGCTTGCTTGAGCTCATCCGTTGCCTTCTCTTTGTAGGAGTCGATGGTGGATTTGTTTAACTCTTCCAGATCCTCTGCCTCATTGGTTTTCTTTCCATACCCCTGACCGACTGCTTTTAGGCTCTTGGCTTTGGCATTTCTGCCTTCCAAGAAGCCTCTGTTATAGTGGTGGAAATCATCTCCCCAATCTTTCTTTGCTTTTTGACCGTTGTTTCCTGTGCCTTGAGACCCATGACGCTTTCCTTCTGCGTAAGCAGCATTCCACTCTTCTTTCACCACAGATTCTCTGGAGTACCCAGCAGTGTGCTTTTCCTTTGTGGATGCTTGGAGTTCCGCGGCCTTCTTCTCTGCTGCAGATTGGGTCAGAGCAACGTGAACCACCTTGCCAGATGCGTCCTTAACGGTAAAGGACTCTTCTATTTCCTCGGACTCATTTTTTCTGTATGGGTTTGGATTGAGGTGTTCGTAATCCTTGGAAACATCTTCCGTGTTGTGGGTGGTTAGTGCCCCGGAGAGTTTCTTAATGGTAATTTTACCCGGAGAGATGTCCACAATCTTTCCTGCGTGTGTGATGTATCTCTTAACAGAATCTTTAGCCCAGACGGTATCCCCAATCTTATGTGCCGTTGCCGATTCCTTGAGGATGCTGATGACGAGATCTAGTTGTTTTGACATATTTTAGTTCTGTGTGAAGGTTGGGTGGGAGAGACGATCCTTTTCGATGGTTCGTACTCTTGGGAGCATTCTGAGTGCCAATCTGTTGATTAGCATCTTTTTACGCGCAATGATTCTTTCCACTCTTTCCTTCTCTGGGATTGAGAGGGATGCTAGTGGCTTCTTGGCAATCTTTAGCTCAATTGCCTTAACGGCTAGATGTCGTGCGCGGCGGTTTAGGACGGCTCCAGAGGAACGCTTCTTGAGAGCAATTCTCATTTTAGCTTCTCTCTTTGTCTTTGTCCTAGCCATACGCATTCTGGATTGAACGCGCTCTGCTCTAGAGAGAACCTCGTTGAGCTCCATTGTGGATTCCTCTAGAGCCTCTCCAGTCTCGTCATCCACAATGGCAATCTCATGGTCATCGTACGTGTCCAAGACATCGTCATATGTTGTGTTGCTGACCATAGCATCCATTTCTTCGTCGGAAAGATCGGAGTCATCTGCTGCCGGCTCTTCTTTCTTTCGTTCATTGATGATGACGATATCCGTTTTGATCAAATCTCGATCAAAGGAAATGCCCGTAGACTCTGCCAAATCTAGCATGTCATTGAGTGTTTTTGTTTGCTCTGGGGTCATCGGAGGAGACTGCTCGATGGCATGCTCGATGATCTCTGCGGGAGTTTCTCCCTTTTCTGGCACGTAATTGAGTGCCTGGGCGACGATTGTAGCTGCCTGGGTCTTTCTCAGTAGGTGCTCGTTGAGCTCTGATTTCTTGACTGTGATGCTGCTGACCTTTACAGATTCCCTCAGCTTAACGGGCTTAACTGTAGACGCAATCTCGATGATAGGTTCAAACAGGATGGATTCAGTTAGGGGAGTGTAGAGCTTATTGTCTAGGACGATCTCGAGACGAGCAGAATATTCCCCAGCTTTGAAGAACTTCTTGAGCTCTGGGATCTCTACTTCCACGTTTTCGTTGACCTGCTTGCAAGGAAACATCAATGAGAAATCTGATCCCTCGATGATGAATCTTGCTTGTGGAACTCCGTCTGCCCCCGTAATAGAAACGCCAAACTCTAATTTGGTCGATTCATCTAGTTTTATTTGTGTGATCATTTTGGCGTACCATCGATGTTATGTGGAATATTTAGTTATTTGAACCGTTAGGTGGAGGGTGTCGTGGTCTGCGATCGCTGACATCCTCGTTGTTGGCATCCCCGGAGGAGTACCTTTCGATGTCTCTTCTCCTGTAGGAAGATCCACCATAGTCGGATTGCTTTGATGCTCCGTAGGCATTGATAGCAGAATCTGCTACTTTAGCCCCAGACCATATTGCCAGGTAAGACACAAAAACCCAGGAATCAATCGCATTGGTCTTGAGGACGATGTACATGATGACCCAGGTGCTTACTGCCAGGGAGATGAAGATTGCTAGCCTGAACGCGGATGGCTTCCCAAAATCGTCCCGCAACATCTCTTCAAAATCAAAGTTGTTGTTTTTATCCCTCTGGACCTTCCAGAGCACCCAGGCGCCAAGAAGCATAACACCCAGCATCACCGCTGTGGCTATGTCCATCTTTGCCAGCCAATCTATCATTTCTTTGTTACCCGTATTTGAATTTCATTCTTGTCCAGAATTTGCATGCCATTTACCGACACCATAGGATCGGTGCTTGAGAATACCGTAATTCCGCGGAATTTTGCAATAACCCTAGCTCTATGCTCATCGACAATCTGGCTATCCTCATAAATCTTCCCGTTAAACTTCACCCTAACCGTGATCCTAAACTGCCGCGGCAGGGGCTTGCTATATCCACCCACATACCCACCACCGCTCGATGGCGGTTGGATTGGGGTAATTATTACCTCTACTTCAAACGTTCCCAGATTAGCTACGCTCCTGGTACTCAAGTCTCCGGGAGAAAGACCCTGTACGGCTAGATTTCTATGAAGAAACATATCACGGCGATCTAGATACGATGGTCTCTGTAGCGGATGTGCTGATTGTTTGAGTAATATCTCCTGCTGATCTGAATGTATCCGTAACGATTAATGGCTTGGTTGGGTCCAATCCCAACAATTCGTACATCTCAAGGATCATTGTAGCTTGGTTTTCGCTCAATCCACCAAGAGAAATAGCATCAACTGATGCTTGGGATGCTCTCGAGAGCACCGTAGCTTCCTTAGCCAATATCACGCTGCCCTCAATCTCGGATAGCGTTGCTCCAGATCCTCCGGATGTAGAAACCGCCTGCGCCTGCACAGGGACCACATTCTTGACCAATACGTTAAATGTTCCTAGAGTTGGGACTATAGGGTCTCCGCCGCCGTCCACGAATAGGTTTCCTGTGACGGTCAGCGTATGATTTTGCTCCATTGGGCGGACGCGCCAGCCATTGATCAGAAAATAGTACGCAGGAATGGAAATGCCGCCCCCAAATCGTCGCCACCCGTGGCGCGGAAGGCGGGTAGATATTTGAAATTATCTCCCGCCGGCAAAGCAGTCGCCCTGTTAGTTGCACCGCCCGTTGCTTCTGGCGTTGTTGTTGCTGTGACTGTTCTGTTTGTCGCAACAAATACCCCAAGTTCATCACCAAACGCAAAACCCGTCCAAGCAACTGCGACATCATTCATGTTGCCGGAAGTTGTCCAGGAGAACCCGTTAACCCCGGATATTACTGTTCTCGCAGACACCGTGGGGGCATAGAATCGGTATCCAACGTCGTCGATGTTTTGGTGAGTTGTTATCGCGTAAGCTGTCATATTTTTCTATTGCTGCGGTTACGCAGTTCCCATAATCTTCGCTTGACCAAATTGGACGACAAATTTATCTCCCACTGGAGGAACTAGATATATAGTGTAGTGCATCAGTCCCTCTGGGAGTAGATGCGTGCTGTTGCTGTCGATCGAGAGCTTGATTATTCCAGTCTCGGGTTCGTCGATTGAGCAATCTATGCGATACTTAGTTGCGTCCCCTATATACTGGACAAATATGGCGTATGACGTGTATCCAGACAAACTCGCGGGATCGCCATTGCTCTGTCTCAACCGAATGAGCTTGACGAACGGTGCGTTTTGTGTTACAAAAAGAGTGATATTGCTCATGGAAAATTGACACTCTTAGAGTGCTATGTTATAATTAAGAATTACGGGGTATTTATATGAATTTATCTGTGGCAATTGTTGATATTATAGGGATTCCATACGATGGAACCACCCTCGAAAAGCGGGGTTTGGGTGGATCTGAGTCTGCGGTTATCTTGATGTCCAAGGAACTGACGAAATTGGGGTTCTCTGTCACTGTATTCAACAATTGCGTGGATGATGCTAAGCCGGGCATCTATGATGGTGTTTCTTATCGGAACGTCAAGGATATTCCGGATAATGAGCAATTTGACGTGGTCATATCTTCGAGAACGGTCTTTCCGTTTGTTCCAAAGCAACTGCAGAATATGATCAATTTTGATGCCTCTGCGTTCTCTTTCATGAGAACCCACGCGAAGCTCAAGATTGTCTGGATGCACGATACATTTTGTGCCGGTGATCATATTCTAGAAAATCTTGTTGTGAATGGATTTATTGACGAGTTATTCACATTATCGGATTTTCATACTTCCTATGTCACGACATGTAACCATGGAGTGAAGAGAATGTTTGAGGTCCTCAAGGATCACATCTTTATGACCAGAAACGGCATCGTCAGATATTATGATCAAGTAGATATTTCCAAGAAAGACCCCGATCTCTTTGTCTATAATGCCTCTACGTCTAAAGGGATGGTTCCCTTGGTGGAAGATATTTGGGAGGAAATCAAAAGGAATATCCCAGGTGCCAGATTGAAGATTATCGGCGGATATTACAAGTTCACCGAGGCCTCAGAACCAGACGAGCAAGAAAAGAAATGGCGCGGCCTCTCAACAAACCAGAAATATAAAGATCTGGGAGTTGAATTTACTGGGATTATCAGACAAAGCGAAATTGCTAAGATTCTATCTGAAGCAACGTTTATGATTTATCCTCCAGCGTTCCCGGAAACGTTTGGAATATCCACACTTGAATCCCTGGCATATAATACCCCACTAATCTCATCCAGATTTGGGGCATTGGAAGAAACTGCCGTTGCTCAGGCGTGTTATATGATGGATTACCCAATAGAGCCCAATAATGTCTATCCGACGATTAATGCCACAGAGCAAAAGAATAACTTTATCAATTTGGCTCTAAGCGCACACAGAAACAAGTATCTCCTCCAACAAAAGCAAAATTACTGCAATATCATCAAGGATATTAGTGGATGGGATTCTGTGGCAAAACAATGGAAGCAGCATATAATCCAGAAGCTGGGGCTATATCTCTCCGTTCAGGAATATCGAGAAGTCTCCAACATTAACTCTAGAGTGCATACTGTGTTTGGGCGTAGATTCCACAATAAAGAGGAGTTTTATATTCCGCGGAATCCGCAACAGAGAATCTTGATTATTTCTCCTGTCTATAACGCAGAGAAATATATTGAACGCTGTATCGCGTCTGTGGTTACCCAAGATTATGACAATTACTTGATGGTTATTATCGACGATGATTCTTCGGATTCGACTGTTGCTCTCTCGGAAAACATTATCAACGCCTCAGGAAAAGCAGACAAATTTAAACTGCATGCCAATAAAGAAAATCTGGGGGCTGTGTGCAATCAGATATCTGCGCTCGTTACCTACGGACACGTTGACGATATTGTGATGTTATTGGATGGTGATGATTCCTTGATGCCATCCAATCAGATATTCCACTTCTACAATAATCTCTACGACGGATCGACGGAATTCTCTTATGGATCCTGCTGGTCTGAGATTGACAATATCCCGCTAATCGCGCAAGAATATCCAGATCACGTCAAGAGAAATAAATCCTATAGGGAACATCTCTTTAACTGGAATATGCCCTATACTCACCTGAGGACATTTAAGGGACATTTGCTCAATGGTCTGAATGAATCAGATTTTAAGGATAAAGATGGGAACTGGTATAAAGCCGGTGGAGATGGAGCAGTATTTTATTCTCTGATTGAGAATGCGGATCCAGATAAAATCAAAGTAGTCACGGATATTGTCTACCGATATAATGACGCCAGTCCAATTAATGATTATAAGGTCAATGGCAAAATCCAAACACAAAATGCTCAGGAGATTCTCAAGAGAGCTAAAGGTAAGGAACGATTTTCCGTTATCGTTCCGACTATGTGGCGTTGTCCAAACATATTCGCGCAATCTCTAAGTAGCATTGTAGATTTGGATTTAGTTGGTGAGATTATCATCATAGATAATGATTTCTCGGCGCGTCCAGCTTGGAATGTATTGGCGCATCCGAAGATACGGATACTCACTCAAGAAAAGAATATCAAGGTTAATCCATCGTGGAATCTGGGAGTTGAGAGCAGCAAAAACAATCTTCTCTGTATCGTCAACGACGACATTATGTTTGACTCGGATGTTTTCTCTAAGATTCACCCTCATATCACACCAAATAATGGAGTATATGGTATTGTCTCCGGAGAATCCAAGTTTAATCACCCACAATATGTTGACGGTGGAATATCATTCAAACGATGGAAACATGGAGATAACATTCACAGCTTCGGGCAATTGATGTTTATGCACAAGAGTAATTGGACTCCAATCATCCCAGAATTAGAGATTTATTTTGGAGATGATTATATATTCCACACTCAGCTGATGAAATCTTTACCCAATTACTTGATATTCAATATCGACTTCTATTCAACGATGGCTGCTACATCTAAAGATCCCCTGATTACCCAGGGAGTTTATGCAGTCGAGCGGCCCATTTGGGCAAACTGGTTCTTTAATAATCCCCTACCAAAATGACAAAAACTATTCTAATCGCAATCCCAACAAACAAATATGTCGAGAGCGATACATTCAAATCCATATATGATCTACACATTCCGGAGGGATATGTAACAGAGTTTCAGTGTTTCTATGGTTATCGAGTAGATCAAATCAGAAACTTGATTGCCGAATGGGCAAAACGCTATGATTATCTCTTTGCCGTCGATAGCGATATTGTTCTACCCGGAGATACTTTATCCAAAATGTTGGCGCTGGATTTGGATGTGGTAAGTGGTCTGTACATCCAGAGAAAACCCAATCAGCACACTCTAGAATTGTATAGGGGTGGGGTAAACGTACCCATGGCAGACATTCAGGGCAAGGGTGTGGTGGAGGTGGATGGATGTGGTTTCGGCGGCGTCCTGATCAAGTCCGAGGTGTTCCGCAAGATGCAGTATCCGCATTTCTTCTATACATCCGCGTTGGACCATTCCAATACCATCTCAGAGGATGTGTATTTCTGCAACAAGGCTAGGGCGCTGGGGTTCCGAATCTGGGCAGATACATCAATTCGATTTGGGCATGTGGGATCCAGCA